TATTTGATACTATTCTTAAAGATGATAGGATATTGAGTCGTGCTGCAAGTGTTACTGAAGCATATGATACTTTCATTAATTATGCACAGGAATATGGTCAGAGTAGTGCTTGGAAAGATGATATGAGGCATCATCCAAATTCAGAATGGACAGTTAAAGATTTAAAAAGACATCTCTATAGGGCAGTTGCAAATGTTAACATACTGGAAGGTATACGTTTTTATGTTAGTTTCGCTTGTAGTTTTGCCTTTGGTGAACTTAAACTTATGGAAGGGTCAGCTAAGATTATATCCCTTATTGCACGAGACGAGAACCAACACCTTGCCCTCACACAAACCATATTAAACAATTGGAGAAAGGGTGATGACCCTGATATGGTTATGATAATGAAAGAAGAAGAGGAGTGGACATATAAACAGTTTGACCTATGTGTAAATGAAGAGAAGAAGTGGGCAGACTATTTGTTTAAGGATGGAAGTATGATTGGTTTGAATGATAAATTACTACAGCAATACGTTGAATGGATTGCTAATAGAAGATTGAAGACAGTAGGATTGAAACCAGTATATGATATTCCTGCAGCACATAATCCGTTGCCTTGGACACAACACTGGATATCATCTAAAGGACTTCAGGTTGCACCACAAGAAACAGAGGTTGAATCTTATGTTGTTGGTGGTATAAAGCAAGACGTTAAAAAGGACACCTTCTCTGGATTTAAATTATGACTGATAAGGAAATTAAACGTAGAGATGCACTTACTATTTTCATGGAGAGTGTACATAAACCAGACAATAGATTACGTAGTTGTGCTCATAATCAAGAGTGCTTTAATGAACTTATGGAATGGCGTGAGGAAGTATTACAGTATCTTGATCAACGACGCAAAGAAGAGTTTCAATAAGCGTAATGAAAAAATTTATATTTGATGTTGATGGGACTTTGACACCTAGTAGGAAGAAGATTGAGCATGAATTCTGGGCTCCATTTCTTATCTTCTGTCGTCACCATGATGTCTATCTTGTTACTGGTAGTGACAGGCAGAAGACATTAGAACAGTTGGGATTGGATATATGTTACACTGCTAAACGAGTATATAATTGTTCTGGTTGTGATGTCTATGAGAAAGATAAGAATGTTTATAAGGATGATTGGAAACCATCTGATGAAGTAAGACAATTCCTACAAGATGAATTAGATTACAGTCAGTTTAGAATAAGAACTGATCCTCATATAGAAGAGAGACCAGGTTGTATAAACTTTAGTATATTGGGTAGGGGTGCAAACTGGACAGAGAGAGAAGTATATAAAGAATGGGATAAGGATGAGCATGAGAGAGTAAGTATTGCTAGAAGATTTAATGAAAGGTTTCCTGATTTATATGCTACTGTAGGTGGTCAGACAGGACTTGATATAGCACCATTGGGTAGAGATAAGAGTCAAATATTGAGAGATTTTAGTGATGATGATGAGTTACATTTCTTTGGTGATAGAATGGAAGAAGGAGGTAACGATCATTCTTTAGCAGTAGAGGTTGAAAAAAGGTGTGGGTTCGCTTATAATGTAGAGGATTATACCAAAACTTGGAACTTATTATCTAAATATGACTAGACAAAATCCACCATTTCCATCGCACCCTGAATATATGAATGGACGACTGAAAAAGATCGACATGGAATCTAGACTATTAAAATTAAAAAATAGTATCGATACTAAAGCTTGGTATCCTAATTGGACATCAAAAGAAAGATGGGCAGCACAACAGGCATTAAATAACGCATTAGATATTCTTGAGGAATTCGATTACTAAATAAAATGAATATAAAGTTTATGAAATGGTTGAAGTTGGAGTTTATGAAAACCCCTGGTTATATGAGGGTAAACATTTCACTTCTGACGATATTGATGATAAGTTCGGTTTCGTCTACCGTATTACAAATCTCCAGAATGGGAGAGAATACATCGGGCGTAAGTACTTTTGGAAGTTTAGAACACCTAAAGGAAAGAAACGCAAAGTAAAATCTGAATCTGATTGGAAAAATTATTATGGGTCTTGTCCAGAACTTAAAGAAGAAATTCAACAATTGGGTAGACATAACTTTAGCAGAGTTATGCTCAGCTTACATAAAACAGCTGGCAAAACAAACTTCGAAGAAACGAGGCAACTCTTTGTCAACGGAGTACTCACGGAGTCGCTTGATGACGGAACACCGAAGTACTACAATAGTAACATCCTCTCCAGATACTTCAGAAAAGATTATTATGAAGTTGGACAAGACGGATGATATTGTAGATCAGGTAAGGGATTGGTCTGTTGATAAAATAGAATCGGCAGAACTTGTTGGAGATAAGATCGCACTCTATGCAGAGTTTGAAGAGTGGATTGAGTTAGATGATGAAACGACCATAGAAATTTTATCATCAGGAACCAAGGGTGTTGACAAGGGTTCCAAGAAGTGATATATTATATTTGTTGGGTTGACGAACCTGACACGGGAGTGACTGAATCAAACTTGCTGGCATAAGGCTAGTTAAGGTGATGAGACACAGGTGGTGCTGCACGTTGAAAACGTGAATCGACTTACCAGTCGGGTCTCAGACAGTAAGGTAAAAATCTACTCATGTAGCAATGCCCCTTACTTGTTGGTATACATAAATCCAACCTCCCACCCTTTTTTGCGGGTGTAGTTTAGTGGTAAAATCAGAGGTTTCCAACCTCCAGTTGTCAGTTCGATTCTGTCCACCCGCTCTGGATTTCCTATATAAAATATGATTGAACATAGACCTTGGGGAACCTATGAAGTTCTTTTAGATAAACCAGATCACAAGGTAAAAGAAATATATCTCAAACCAAAACACAGGTTCTCCCTACAATATCACGAGCATCGTGAGGAACACTGGGTTGTGGTAAAAGGTAGTGGTACCATCACTCAAGGTGATGGAGAAGGAACTATATCACCAGGTGAATATGCATATATACCAAAAGGAACTCTTCATCGTTTATGTGGTGGAGAAGAAGGTATTACCCTCATAGAAGTACAGAAGGGTATATGCGAAGAGGATGATATAGTCAGAATTGAAGACGATTACGGACGACTAGAAAAATGATTAAGGTTAGATGCCGAGATTGTAACAGAGAAGTAACTGATGGTAAATCATGTGGATGCCCTAACATGGTAACAGTTAAGGGTGATACACTAACTGCTGTTGACCTAACTAGAACTATAATGGTATCATCAAGTAACGATAATACCAAAGAAGGTTTGACCTCTGAAGATCTAAAATGGCAAGAGCAGAGACGCAAACGAAAAGTACGCAAAATGGATTTCGAGATCCGCTAATGGACCAACACGACATTCCCTTCATAGGAGATTTTTACACTAAAGCAGAAGTAGACAAGATGGTCGCTGATGCTCTAGAAGAGGCTCGTGCAATTGATGAGAAGTCCATGGCAGACCATAACTTCAAGGCAACTATTATTAGTATGGTTCTTGGATTTATATGTCTTGCATTATTTCTTGACGGAACATTAAGATTACTTGGTATCATTCCACCTTTTATGGATATAGATATAAGTATAGTAGATAAGATTGCAGAGAAAGTAGAGACAGAAGTTATGCCTTTAGTAAATCAAGCAAAAGGTTACATACCCAGAATATAATGGAATTAACAGAAGAAAACGTAATTAAAGTTCTCGAAGAACTTTTACCATATATTGAAGCAGATGGTGGATCTCTTCAACTTGTAGAAATAGAAGAGGAAACTGGATACGTCAAAGTAAGATTGGGTGGTGCGTGTGAGTCATGTGCTATGAGTACCATGACTTTGAAGCAAGGTATTGAAAAGAAATTAATGATGGAGATACCAGATGTGGTAGGAGTCGTGCAAGTATTATGATAGATACTTCGCCAAGTTCTATCAGAGTATTTTTTATAATTGTTCTATCAATTGCGTGGTTGGTTATCTTTAATATACCAACAGAGGATAATGAATGAATCCAGTAACTGACATAGTATTTTCCTTGACATGGATTCTCCTTTTAATATGGGCAATTCGTTCCATATCAAGGGGGTGGAGTGTAGATTCTAATAGACCAACTGGTATGTGGACTACTAAAGTTACACGACCAATGCATCCAGAGATGAGAGATGTTGAACCTGGTACAGAATTGATGGGAGTTAATTTTGAGGAAAAACCAACAAGTTGTGATTTGGAAGAGTACCAAGCTTTACAAGCAAGAATAGAAGAGTTAAAATTACAACTTGACCCTGATGATGAGGATGATGACGATGATGATGGTGATGTTCCTGCACTATTAAAACGATGAAACCAACAGAAAATTATGAACAACTCTTGGAAAGATTTACCAA